AAGAAGGAAGTCCGCAAAGCAAAGAGAGAAGACCTTCCGATTCCAGGCGTGACCAATTACATTGGTAAGTGCTTCTTGGACATCGCAACCAATCTCGCAAGAAAACCAAACTTTGTCAACTACATCTTCAAGGAGGATATGATCAGTGACGGAGTTGAAAATTGCCTGATGTATGTGAACAACTTTGATCCCAAGAAGTCCAAGAACCCGTTCGCCTTCTTCACTCAAATCATCTTCTATTCCTTTCTTCGTCGCATTCAAAAAGAGAAGAAGCATCTCTACACCAAGATGGCGTATTTCCGAGAGATGGATTATCGCAAGGAATTTGCCAACTGGGCAGTGGAGAACAAAGTGGTTGAAGCAGATGCGAAAGACCCATACTTGGAATTCTTCAATCTAAACGAGAACGATTTGAAGAACTTCGACAAGACCACGAAGAAGAAGGTGAATAAAAAAAAAGTAGTGGCGGGGAAGGATAATTTAGGGAATTTCTTGGCTTAATTATAAATATATGTGGTAATCGGTTTATTGCGACTAAACCGAAACCTACCTACGGAAGTAGGCTGTCCCACGGGTATATTTATTTCTACGGAGTCCAAGATGAGTAAAAAATATAAAATATATGTAATAACAAATATTATTACAGATAAAAAATATATAGGTTTTACTTCAAAAACCCTAGTAAAACGATTAAAAGAACATTTCAGTTCAAAAGTTACAAGACCCCTCAAATATGCTATTGACAAGTATGGGAGGGATAACTTCAATATAACTTTGCTGGAACAGTGTGATTCACTGGAAGAAGCTAAAAAAATAGAAATAGAGTATATAAAACAATACAAAACTTATGAACATGGGTATAATGCGACTAGAGGAGGAGAAACAAATCCCCCTGACCCGAATAAAGACCATTATAAAGACGAAAATTATCTAAAGGAATTGTCTGAAAGAACAAAAAAACAACACGAAGACCCAATAAAGAAAAAAAGACATATAGAAGGTATAAGAAAATATTGGGATCAACTTAGTGTGAAAGAAAAAAATAAGAGAAAAAACATTGCTATAAAAAATATTTCGGGTAATGGGTGTAAAAATCCTTGGAATAAAGGAAAAAAATTTCCAGGAACAGGTCTTTTTGGTTCAAAAAATCCGATGTCAAAAAACTATAAAGTTGTCTTTCCTGACGGCTCTGAAAAAATAATTGATTGTCTGAAACAATTTTGTCGTGACAACAATCTAACATATAGATGTGCTCAGGCTTTTTTGGAAGGCAAAGTGTCCCATCATAAAAAGTTTAAATTTTACAGAATGGAGTTACTATAGATGAAAGTAGCTATCATTGGGGATAGCCATTTCGGCTGCAGAAACGACTCAGAACTATTCCTAGATCACTTCCTGAATTTCTTTGAGGACCAGTTCTTTCCATACCTCATAGAAAACGGAATAGACACAATCATTCATTTGGGTGATTTCTTTGATCGCCGAAAGTATGTCAACGTGAACACATTGAACCAAGTCCGAAAGAGGTTTCTATCTCATTTGGACGGGTTCAAGTTTCATTGTATTCTAGGTAATCACGACACATACTACAGAAGCACAAATGAAGTCAATTCATTAAAAGAAATCTTGGGAGACCGATACCCATCATTCACTCTACACGAAGAACCCGCCACATTGGATTTGGCGGGGTTGAGTGTTGCGTTGGTTCCTTGGATCAACAAGAAGAATCGTGAAGATTTCCTCAACTTCGTCAAGACATGCAAGGCATCGATCCTGATGGGTCACTTTGAAATCAATGGTTATGAAGTCATTCCTGGCCTGAAGTTTCGTGATGGTTTGGATGCGAGATTGTTCTCTAGATTTGATTCTGTATACAGTGGTCATTTTCATGCGAAACAATCCAAGGAGAACATACATTATTTCGGGACTCCGTATCAGATCACATTCTCGGACGCAAATTTGAGAAAAGGGTTCCATGTTCTAGACACGGAAACTGGGAAGTTTGAGTTCATCGAGAACAATGACCGAATGTTCCATGTCTTTGTCTATGACGAGAACGAGCAGTTGAACAAGGAAGACTTCCGAAACAAGTATGTGAAGATCATGGTGGATAGGAGATCGGGAAGAAGTAACAATGGAGTCGATTTGTTGATAGATGAACTGAATTCACTTCCTGTAGCAAATCTCACTGTGGTTGAACTTGAGGACGAGAAGGAAGAGAACGAAGAGAAGATTGATTTACAGAAGGATACTTTAACCATAATCTCTGAAGAGATAGATAGAATGGGTATAAATAACTCCGAGAAGTTGAAGAAGATCATCAATGAACTTTATGTTGAGTCGTTGAATATTTGAGGTGAATTAATATGAAAAATATACTATTACTGGGGGGAAATGGTTATATAGGAAGTAGACTACAATCCTCTTTAAGAGAAGGTTTCAATTTAAAAGTTGTTGATTTAAATTGGTTTTCTAAAAATTTTGTCGGGGGTTTCGATTATTCAAAATTAAGCGAAGAAGAAATACAAAAATACGATGTGGTTATTTTATTAGCAGGACACAGTTCAGTGAAAATGTGTCAAGATAATAGATTATCTTCTTTTAACAATAACGTAAAAAATTTTATTACTCTACTAGATAAAATAAATTTAAATCAAAAATTTATTTACGCCAGTAGTTCGTCTGTATATGGGAATACCAATAATAAAATAGTTAATGAATCTTATGACCAATTTATCCCAAACAATTATTATGATTTGACCAAGCAAATAATTGATTTTTATGCTATTCAATCAAAATTAAATTATTACGGCCTTAGATTCGGAACAGTGAATGGTTGGTCTGAAAATTTGCGAAATGACGTAATGATAAATGCTATGGTTGATTCTGCTATGAGAGATGGTCATATAAAATTGTATATAAAAAACATAAACAGACCAATTTTAGGTATAAACGACTTATCTAGGTGCATCAGAGTTTTAATAGACTCCGACAAATCTCATCCTGGAATTTATAATCTAGCTTCTTTTAACTCAACAGCTATTGAAATAGCTAACATTGTTTCTCGGGTCGTGAACAAGCCGGTGATTGAGTATCAACCCGATAAAATAGAGAAAATAACAAATGAAAAATTGCAGTCAAATGCGTATGATTTTGCTATTGATTGCTCTAAGTTTACAAGCACTTATAATTTCGAGTTCAGAGATACAATAGAGAGTATAACAAAAGAATTGATTGAGGGATATAATTTTTGTAATAAGTCTTCTAGGGGCGAAGGAAAAGAATATGAGTGATTATCGAGAAATAACAACTTGTAGGTGTTGTTCTAGTGAAAAACTTACCTGTATATTAGACTTAAAAAATCAACCATTAGCTAATTCATATCACGACAAAAGTAAAATTTTAAATAAATATCCATTAAAATTAAATTTATGTTTAAATTGCTATCACTCCCAACTTAGTGTTGTCGTTGATCCATCTTTATTATTTAAAAACTACTTATATGTAAGCGGAACAACAGATACTCTGAGGGATTATTTTGATTTTTTTGCAAAATTTACCATGCAAAGATTCAAGTATTTGAACAACAAAAAAATTGAGAATGTATTGGATATAGCTTGTAATGATGGGTCGCAACTTGATTATTATAAGAGATTGGGGGTAGAAACATTTGGCGTTGATCCAGCAGAAAACCTACACGAACTCAGTTCAAGAAATCATCATGTGGTGTGCGATTTTTTCCCAACAAAAATCGAGAAGAAGTTTGATGTTATAGTTGCTCAAAATGTATTTGCTCATACTCACAACATCAAAGAATTTTTAATGGAATGTTCGCGAATGTTGAATGAAAACGGAGTAATATATATCCAAACTTCACAATCAAACATGATTAAAAATAACGAATTTGATACCATATACCACGAACACCTTTCTTTTTTTAATTCATATTCCATGAAGACTTTGGTTGAATCCTGTAATTTGAAACTCAATAATATTTTTAAGTTTGATATTCATGGGACTAGCTATATTTTTGAGATTCAAGAAAAAACAAAAGATACAAACTTAGATTCAATATTAGAGTTGGAGAAAAAAGAAGGTCTCTATGAATTATCAACGTATGAAAAATTTTCAGAAAATGCTACTGAAATAACAAAAAAATTAAAAAATACCATAGACGATTTCAAAAACAACGATTATATTACTATAGGATATGGAGCAGCTGCTAAGGGAATGACACTTTTAAATTTTGGTGATATACATCTAGACTATATAATCGACGACAATCCCATGAAAGAGAATTTGTATACTCCTGGAACTAATATTCCAATAAAAAATATAAAAATACTTCAGGATTTGAAAGATCAAAAAATATTATTCGTCCCATTAGCGTGGAATTTTTTCGAGGAAATCAAAAAAAGAATAATGGTGGTTAGAGAAGGTGGAAAAGATGTTTATATTAGATATTTTCCTAAAATTATTAAGGAGTAAGTATGAAATTAAATCTTATATGTCATTTTTATAACGAAGAATTTCTTCTTCCGTGGTGGCTTGACCATCATGTTAAAATTTTCGATAAAATAATAATGATAAATTACAACTCAACAGACAAATCTGTCGAGATAATAAAAAATTATTCTCAAAACATAGAGGTAATGAATTCAAGGAATGAATATTTTGACGCACGTGCTTGTGATCAAGAAGTAATGGATGTTGAATCTTCTTTGGATGGGATAAAAGTTTGTTTAAATGCTACTGAATTCTTGTTGGCAAAAAAAGAAAAAATATTGGAAAAATTTAAAAATCCCCATGAACAATCGTGTTATGCAATTCCAAGAATATCTATGGTTGATGAGAACCCATCGATTAAGGTTTGTGGGGGTGATTGTCTTCTATCCGTAAAAAATTATGGATTTGAAGTTAAAAAAGTAAGTTTATACGGAAATTTGCCGTATAGATACATTCACAATTATGTGAATGGTAATTACCATCTCGGAAGACACGGAACAAATTTGTCCGTTGTTGATGAAAATTTTTGCATATTTCAATATAAATATTCCCCGTGGCAGCAAGAGTTTATAAAAAGAAAATTACAAATAAAGGATAAGATGTCAGATTCGGACAAAAAAACAGGAGCTGGCGGACAACACTTATTTACACTCGAACAAATGGAGAGCGAGATGAAAAGTGGTATTCCATTTTGCAAGCATTATAATTATTTGGAAATTATGTCTAACTAAAGGAGATAAAAAAAATGAGCAACATTAAAATGATTCGCACGCAGAGTAACGAGGAAATCATCGCAGAGATCACCGAGGAAACCGAAGAGGGGTTTGTCCTCAAGAATCCTTGCGTTCTGGCACCAACTGAGAAGGGACTCGGATTCTTTCCTTGGATGCCTTTCGCTGATTTGGAGGGATTTGTTCTTCCTCGCAAGGAAGTTCGTTACACTGTAAGCCTCAAGACCGAATTGCGTAACGAATATGCCAACGCATTCAGTAAGTTGGTTG